GCCCCTTTATTTTTTTTGCCGATTATCATTTTCCCCATCGAGCGCGCTCCTGTTAGCGCTGAAAAAATATTTAACTTTAATTTCAAAAATCGGTTGACTTTTAACAGAAACGGTGGTATAATTATTTATAGAAACAAGGAGTTAAACACAAAAACAAAAGGAGGATTAAGATATGAAGTTTAAAGAATTAGAGTTATCCAGTACTGAGAAGATACAGGTGTTTTGTAATCTTATTGTGTCTAGTACAATTGGCTCTACCTGTCCAAAAGTTGCATTATGGTCTGCTTATGGTAATAGGTCAGAATTTCTAAAGTTAGACAAGTATAATTTGCTAAGTGAAGCTGAGGTAAAGGGGGTAACAGATTTTGTCATTGATAAATGCGTAGAATTAACAGTATCAGTTGACGAAGGATTTTATGAGAGGTTTATTAATGAAGAAGTATGAATTAGCTAAAAGGTTTGAAGAGCGTATCATGTTTATGCAAAAACAGTATAAGGAGTATTATAATAAGGGTGACGTATCTCGTATGTCTCAGATTAACTTTGAGATTAACCAGTTAAGAAAGATAGTATCACAACTTAAAGGAGGTGATGCCGACTAACAAAATCAAATAAAGAAAGGAGGTGAAACCATGAAAAATGTATCTTTTGTCACATTAATTTTAATTGCTATGTTATTTGCAGCAATGATTTATCTGTACGTGCAGGCGACACCAATAATACGCGGACCCCAAGTATGGTATTACGTAGACCAGCAGACAGGTGTTAATTATGTAGTTGTTGGCGGTGAAGCCGTGACCCCGCGTTTAACTCAATCTGGAGAACTATATATCACAAGGTAAAGGAGAAAAAATGAAGAAAAAAGAAATTACTTAATCTAGTTGACACTTTGGAGCACGAAAACAATCTTTTATCACAAGCTAATTCTAATTACAAGAAAGAGATTTTTAATCTAAAGGCTAATTTGCAAGATAACCGCGAAGCAAATAAGTATTTGATGGATTATATTAAAAATCAGAATGCTGAGATAAGCAGATTGAAAGAGGAGAATATTTGTTTAGAAAGAGAAGTATCTCTTTCAAAGGCAAAATTGGAATCTGCACTTGGCGACAAAAGTGCCACAACAGGTTCATAATTTATTAATTATTTGTTCATAATTTGTTCACACCCCTACTATATAATTAATAGTAGGGGAGGTGAACAAGATGATAAAAACCCTATATGAACAACTGGTCTATGGCATCAAAGTAATAAGTTCTTATGTTCTTCATACAGGTTCAGCCTATGCAACAATCTACGTCTTAACCAATGAATACATGCTCACCATAAGAACTGACTATCTAGGGCCAATAACAGACCCGGATACATTATTAGGTTTTATCCATACAGACCAAATATCTATCATTCACCTAACCATAATACCTATTGATGGTAAGCGGAAAAATAAAAAAGCATCCCACGTGCCGGCCGCTTATTATACAACCCAATAACAAAGAAAACGGAGGAAAGAAGAATGACAGAAGTAAAAGCAGCAAAGAGAGAACCAATGGTAACAAGAACAATCGTATCCACTGAAATTACCGTACTCGGCGTATCCGAATTGGCAGGAGAGGCAAGTAATCGCACTTACATTGTGCCGTTTAAGATTGACGACAAAGACAAGGCCCTTAAGTTTGCCATTAAGGAAAACGACGACCCCGACTATCATCCATCAATTGTTGTATCCACTAAGCGTAAGGAAAAAGTCATGGGTGTAACGGTTAAGCAGTTTATGGAAATGGCAGTGGAAGTAATCAGACCCGAATCTCAGCAGAAAAAAGCAAACTAACCTAACAGGAGGAGCGAACAATGACAATTTTAGAAACCAGTAGAGATTTCACAAATGTAGAAAAGTATCTTATGACCCAGGACCCCGGCATTATTTCAGTTAAGGACGTTCCAGACTTCACCCACATGGACGTTTCCGGTTATCTTCTTTACGAGGACCAGAACGTTAAGGGCGAGACATCTGAATTGTTATCAGTAATAGGCAGCGTTGATGGAGGAACAAAGGTTTGGTGCTGTCAGTCATCAACATTTAAGCGGTCATTTTCGCAAATGTTTGAGCTTTTTGAGGGGCAACCATTTACGATTATAAAGACATCGGGTGTTTCCAAGGGAGGTAAAAATTATGTTGATTGTAGGTTAGCAATCAACTAATACAACAATAAAGGGAGGTATTACCTCCCTTTATATTTATCAAAATGGAGGTGATTAAGTGGCTAGAAAAAATACTGCATCTGAGACGATGAAAGCTTATAATAAAGAACGGGCTAGAATAACCAGACAGATTAAAAGAATGGAACAACGTGGTTATTTAGTTCCAGAAAACGTTTTACCACCAAAACCAAAACGCGTTACAAAGTCAAGCGTTGCAAGGTTAGCCAAAATTAAAACACCAGACCTATATACAAAATCACGCTATGTTGACCAGGAAACCGGAGAAATTTTAACAGGAGAAGCCGGTCGAAAATTAGAGCGAAGCACCGCAGCAAAGAGAGCAGCGCGGACACGTAAAACCGGCGCTAAACAACGTTCAATAAATAAACTCACTGTATCAACAAAAATTCCAACTAACCTACAACCAGATTACGTAGATTACAATAACCAAATATTTACCAATTTTCAGATGGAAATGACTCAGATTTATGGAAGAAACGAAAAGCTGTTTAACTATATTACACGTTGGTATAATCGCTCAATGCAAAAATATGGTCCGGATGATTTTGCCGAAGCATTAGAGAAAGCTAAGTCTGAGGGTCAATGGCCTGGATGGGAGGGGGTATCAGATTCAGAAATCCTTACCGGAAAGCTGCACGGAATCCTTGACTTAATCGGCGCAAGTGAAGGAGGGCGAGAGGAGGTCATGGAAGATGCCTTGGAAGCTATGGAAGCTGATGAGGAATTTTTGTATGTCGATAATTACGAATTTTAACACGGAGGGTACAAAGATATGCGCACTCGCAACTATAAATATTACGTATGCGATTTTGAAACAACGGTTTATAAGGGTCAACAATACACTGAGGTGTGGGCTGCTGCTATAGTTGAACTGAACACGGAAGATGTCACTATTTTACATAGCATCCAAGATTTTTTAGGTTACATTTTTAGCCTTAATGTGAATATTGTTGGATATTTTCATAACCTTAAATTTGATGGAAATTTTATTGTTGACTGGTTATTGCGTAACGGTTATAAATGGAACCGTGTGGCAGAGGGTAAAATGAAAACTAACGAGTTTAAGTGTGCTATCAGTGACCGGGGAGCATGGTATACTATTACAATTAAAAAAGGTCAAACTGTAATAGAGTTTAGAGACAGTTTAAAGTTGTTGCCTTTTAGCGTAAAAAGAATCGGTAAATCTTTTAAAACGGCTCACAAAAAGCTAGATATGGAATATGAGGGTTTTCGTTATGCTGGTTGTGAAATAACTGATAAAGAAAAAGAATATATAGCTAATGACGTGTTAGTTGTTAAAGAAGCACTTGAAATAATGTTTGAAAGGGGTCATCAAAAACTAACAATTGGCTCATGCTGTTTAGAGGAATTTAAAAGCACTTACGACAAGACAGATTTTAAAAACTTTTTTCCCTAACTTAACAGAAATTGAGATTGACCCCGATTTATACGGCGAATCTAATGCGGACGCTTATATAAGACATTCGTATCGTGGCGGTTACTGTTATCTAGTTAAGGGCAAAGAAAATAAGATTTACTCTAACGGTTGGACAGCTGATATTAATAGCTCATACCCTTCCAATATGTCAAGCGAATCTGGTAACTATTATCCGGTAGGAAAACCCATGTTTTGGAAAGGAGATATACCAAAAGAAGTTGATAACAAGTACTACTTTGTTAGGATAAGATGCAGATTTAACATTAAAGAGGGAATGTTACCTACTGTCCAGATAAAAGGAACCTTACTATATAACGGGACAGATTATCTGACTACTAGCGATTACTATGACTATCAAAGTGGAACATACAAGCGTTATTACATGAAACAGGGTGTGAAACATGACAGCTATGTAACAATGACTATGACATGTGTGGATTACGAATTATTTTTGAAACACTATAATCCAATAGACCTTGAAGTACTTGACGGTTGTTATTTTATGAAAGCAATAGGTTTGTTTGACTCATACATGTACAAGTACAAAGAGATTAAGGAAAACAGTGTGGACGCTGAACGAGAATTAGCTAAATTGTATTTAAACAATCTATATGGAAAGTTTGCTGCTAATGACAGCTCTAGTTACAAAGTGCCATATATCAATAGCAAAAACGTGTTAGGTTTTGAAATTGTTGAAGAACACGAAAAGAAACCTGGATTTATAGCTGTAGGAAGTGCCATAACCTCGTATGCAAGACGATTTGTAATTAATGCAGCGCAAGCAAATTATCATGGTGTAGATAAAGATGGATTCATTTATTGCGATACTGACTCGATTCATTGCAGTGGAAAACCCGAAGAGGTTAAAGGAATTAGAATACATCCCACGTCGTTTTGCGCCTGGAAACTAGAATCTTATTGGGATAAAGCTGTATTTGTACGGCAGAAAACTTATATGGAACACGTAACACATGTTGATGGAAAAGAAGTAGAACCGTTCTACAACATACGGTGTGCTGGAATGTCAGAAGATGCGAAGCAAGAATTTTTAGAGAAATACGATATAACAGATTTTAAGGAGGGGCTTAAACTTAATGAAGGATTAAAACCTGTAAGAATGCCGGGTGGAATCGTGTTGGAGAAGAAGGGTTATCACATGACAAAGAAACAAATAAGAAAATTTAAGGAGGATTAAATGAAAGAAAACGTGTTAATTTTAATAGTTGTTGCTTTACAGTTTTTCATTTATGCTATTATAGGTGTATTGTTACAAAAAGAAGTATTAATTAATATATTTTCTTCCATAACGATAATGTTAATGGTCGCAACAATGCTATTAGTTATATTTAGTATGATGAAATAAATTTTATAAGTATTTGCGCAAGTACTTATTAAAAGCCCGACTATAAAAGCCGGGCTTTTTATATCTATAACATAGGGTACAATAAGTGGGCTGTCATAACCCAAAACACTTGCAGCACTTTTGACGGTGTGACATCTGCTTATGTAAATATTGCAGCACCCATGCAGATACCTAGTAAGATAATAACTTAAGCAGCATTTGTTTGCTATCAAGATTTTTAAATCTAAAACAACCACGATTAAAAAGCAATCTATAATTATTAATCATAAGACTGTTTTTGCTTAACATAACGTAGTTAATATTATGGTCGTCTGTCGTAAGGCTAAGTCTGTAAGGAAAGCTGCTGTCATAACTATCAGTAACATAAAGAATACCCAAACTATCATAATCATAAATTGCATAATGTTTATTAAGATATTTAACAGTCGCAAGATATCTACCCCTTCCCGCTGGTTTATCAATAAATGAATAGTTATCATTAAGATAAACATTTTGCGCAGCATACGCAACATAATCACTGCTGGAAAAAGCTCTATTAAAACCAGATTCTAATTGAGCTTTAGATGCAGATTCTATGAAACCTTGTTCCATAACAAAACCATCACCCTTAAGAAACTTTGTATCATTCATTAATCTATCACTAATACCCATAGCAGTATAATATGGATTAAGTAAACTTACAGTATTGCCACACATATACACGGGGACATAACGAACTTGTTTACCTCGCCCTCTAGCTACACTGGTATGTATAGATAAAAATTTTCTTATCTCATCAGTGCAATACTTGTTCATTTCAGACTGGAACTCGTCAAAGAACATTCTTTCTACGTCATTAAAAAGATGTGCGTATGTTTTAAGGGTATCAGCATTGTTAAGTGCTACAGCGTAACCACATGTTTCATCATTTAAAAATAATTCATGAAACATTCCCTTTGCCCTGCACTGACTCCGCAAATTGTAATCATTAAAATATAAATTGTGTATGTCCTTAAAAAACTTTTCGGCGCAATCTGACAACTCATAATTATATCGGTATAATAACATAAATTTTTCTTTTTTCTTAATAAATTTTCTAACAAGAAATGAACTGAACCATGTGGTTTTACCACCAGTTCGATTTGTTGTTACCATATAAAGTTCTGGTTTTTTACCATTAATATCTAAAAGGCTCAGTAATTTTGTTCCGTCATAATATGACACGCTGTCACCTCCAAGCACAATATATCTCTTATTATTATATCATATTCACTTGACTTTTGTCAATGGTTTTGATATAATTAAAAGTAGTAGGAAAAAGGGGGTGAATGGATGGATTGGGCGAATTTGTTAAGTAACTATGCCTTTCCCTTTGTCGCATGCGTAGCCATGGCATGGTATGTATACGACCGGGGAGAAAAAGAGCGCAAGGACAGAAACGAAAACCAGGAGCGACACAAGTCTGAGGTAGATAATCTTGCGACTGTCATTAACAATAACACAATTGTCATGACAAAGTTAGTAGACAGATTGGGGGACGAAAAAATTGTTTAAAGGTATTGATGTATCATATTTCCAGGGTGATATTGATTGGGACACCGTCAAACCCAACATAGATTTTGCTATGATACGAGCTGGTTTTGGTAGGAATACCATAGACAATAAAGCTACGCGGAACATAGCAGAATGTGAACGCTTAAGCATACCGTTTGGTTTATACTGGTTTGGGTATCCATTATCACCAGAAATGGCAGCAAATGAGGCACGCATGTTAGTGCAGTTTATTGGCAATCACAAAATACCATATCCAATTATGTATGATTGGGAATATGCAAGCGAATCTTACGCAGCTAGAAACGGTGTAAAACCTACCCGGAATTTTGTTCTTGACTGCACCCGCGCTTTTTGTGACACAATGGAAAAACACGGTTTTTATTGCGGGTTTTACACAAACAACGACTTTTACTTAAAATACTATCAGTCAAGCGACATAACAAAAAATTATGATATGTGGTATGCACGTTACGCTAATGCACCAGGACGCAAATGTGGAATGTGGCAGACTACAGATAAAGGGTCGATTCCAGGAATACAGGGAAAAGTTGATATGGATATAGCATATCACAATTATCCTGTTATCATGGATAAAAACGACCTTAACAATTATAAGTAAGGAGGGAAAGCAATGGCTGCAAGAAGCAGAGAGTGGTCAAGACGCGCGCGCAGGGATTTTGACGAACGCGAGGACTACAGGAGACGCAACGACGAAGAGGACCGTTATCGCAGAAAAGACGACGATGAGACAGACCGGAAAGGTCGACGTGATGAACGGCAGGACAATGAAAGACGGTCCGAAGATGCAAGAGAGGACAGACGGGAAGAACGTGGTTGGTATGATAAGATTGAGGACCAGTTGCGCAACGGAACTGACGAAACCGATTATGACGGTCTGTATCAGCAGTTACGGGAAAGGTTTGAATGGTACGAAGAAGAATTGGACCGGTACGACGCTGATTACGACGACTTAATGGCAGAGGTTGACAAGTTACGGAATGATAACAGACGTTATCGCATGCGTGGTTCCAGAGACGACCGGCCCGGAAAAGAAGAAATGGAGCGGGAACAGAAGGAAGATATCAAAGACGACGGTAAGGAGCTGTCCTTTGATGATTTATGGAAAAAGGCAGAGAAGGAGGATTAATAAATGCCAGTAAAAAGTAAGTATGCAGCAGCGGAGTACAGTGCAGTGCCAAACGGAATGCAGCTTTTAAACGTAATCAGAAGTGACGCATCCCAGGCATACAAAGACAGAGTTCCAGAAGCAACTCAGGATAACATTGCTGAAATAGGGAATCCGATTCTTAACTATGAAGCAACTCGTAACGAATTCCTGGACACGCTGGTGAACAGAATCGGTATGGTGATTATCACCAGCCGTTCTTACAACAACCCGCTTAAGCGGTTTAAAAAGGGAATGATGTCCCTCGGTGAAACCGTGGAGGAAATTTTTGTAAATATCATTAAGGCTGAACCGTATTATCTGGTGGACGACCAGGGAAAAACGGCAGCGCAGGACGAGTTTGAAAGACGTTTACCAAACGTTCTTGCAGCGTTTCACAAGCGTAACAGACAGGATAAGTACCCTGTCACAATCCAGAATGATGATTTAAGAACTGCATTCCTGTCTTACCAGGGTGTAGAAGATTTGGTTTCCAAAATCATCGAAGCCGTTTACACATCTGACGAATATGATGAATTTCTTTTGATGAAAAATGTGTTTTTTGAGGCAGGAATGCGCGGAGCTTTAAGACCTGTAACAGTGCCAGGACTTGACAGCGATGTAAACGCTAAAAAGACTATGACTGTATTTAGACAGACGGCGCTTGATTTAACCTTTATGCGTAGTGACAGTAACTTTATGGGCGTGACGACCCATACCCCACTGGACGAACAGGTTATATTTATCCTTTCAAGCGTTGCTGCCACGGTAGACGTCGAAGTTTTGGCGAGTGCCTTTAACATGGATAAAACCAATTTTATCGGGCGCAGAGTAATTGTGGATGATTTTGGCGGACTTGAAAAAGAGGGTGTAATCGCCATTGCAGCGGACGAAGATTGGTTTATGGTTTTTGATAACTATTTAACCATGACTAGCGATTACGTAGCGTCCAGATTATACTATAACTATTTCCTGCATCATTGGGAAACTTTATCTTATAGCCCATTTAAAAACGTTGTTGCTTTTACAACTACCGCGCCGACTGTAACCTCTGTAGCTGTCACACCCGGAACTGCGAGCGTAACAAAAGCTGCTGGCGGAACAGTACAGCTTACCGCGACTGTAACCGGAACGGGTCTTATTAGTAATAATGTGACCTGGACAATTACAGAGGACGCTAATGCTAGTGTTAACAGTAGCGGGCTTGTAACTATTAAACCTGGTATTACTGTAGACAGTCTTACAGTAACTGCCACAACCAAACTGGATAATACCAAATCTGGTACAGCAACTATTACTTTAACCTAATTAATAAGGGGGTATATTATGGCATTCGCACCAATAACAACCGTCCGGTTATGCCGGGCGGTACCCCTTGATAATACCTACAGGGACCAGCTTACTTTTGATAGCAGAGCAGCGCAGGAATCATTTTTTGCCGGAAAAACCCAATACTCAGCAGGTGATTTATCCTATCAGCGTGAAAACTCAATGATTAGATACCCTGCGCAATATGACGCGTTAGTAGATTGTAACTATTTGTGTTATCGCAATCCTCAATTTGGTGATAAATGGTTTTACGCATTTATTACTAACATAGAGTATGAGAGCGAGGTAATGACAAAAGTCTACTTTGAGATTGACGCATACCAAACCTACATGTTTGACATAAACATACCCGCGTGTTTTGTAGAGCGAGAACACGTTAATGACGACAGTGTAGGCGCTAATCTGATTGACGAAGGTTTAGCGTTAGGCGATTACGTATGCACTTCGTTCACACAAAAAATTTTTACGGACTGGTGGATTGTAGTCGGCTCAACCGTAGAATTAAAGGATACCTCATTTCCTCCAGCTGGCGGTTACGTTTATGCGGGAATATACAGTGGAGCATCTTACTATTTATTTGATTCAGACAACTGGACAACTGGCTCATTATTGCCGACGCTGATTGAAGCAATTAATGGAGCGGGTAAAACAGATGCCATTGTATCAATGTACATGGTACCCAAAGATATCGTATCCGGTGGGAGCAGCGGTGGATACTTACCTGCTACTGTAAGGACTGCCACGAATCTATCAGTTCCAAACACAAACACGCTTAACGGATATACACCAAAAAATAACAAGTTATTATGTTATCCTTATCGGTGTTTACAGATAAGCAATAACGAGGGTAACGCGGTTATTCTTCGCTACGAATTTTTTAGCGGAAATACACCAAATGTTGTATTTAGAGGTGTAGCCACACCTAACGGAAGAATCATATGTTATCCGCAGGATTATAAGGGGGTTACAACTAACTTTAACGAGTCTGTAGCATTAGGAAATTACCCACAATGTACATGGGTAAATAACGTGTATGCTAGTTGGTTGGCAAATCAGTCTATCCGGTGGGGGTATCAGCTTGACAGGAATGACTTTAATGTAGCAACAAACTCTTTGTTAGCAGTAGGTGGAGCTTTAAGCGGTAATGCTGTATTAGCTGGGGCTGGTGTGGCTAACTTTGCAGCTAGTACATTTAGTGGTTTAAACAACCAAGTATCGTCAATGCGTGAAGAAAAAGAAGTGCATAGTATTATACCTAATGCGATTGGCGGAACAATTGGAAATGGATATACTAATGTGTCGTTATACAAATATGGGTTCATCCTAGAACAGAAAACCATAAAGGCAGAAATTGCGAGAAGTATCGACGAATACTTTAGCGCTTTTGGTTACAGAGTTAATCGCGTTAAGGTGCCTAACATTACGGGTAGACCGAGCTGGAACTATGTTAAAACAGTTGACGCTAAGGTCATAGGTGGCGCACCGACACCACACCTAGTCAAAATCAAAGAAATGCTGGATAACGGTGTTACATTTTGGCACGGTGATTGGGTAGGCGACTACACCCGAGATAATGGCGGGACACCTGTACCACCTCCAACTGATAAGTATAACTTAACAGTAACAGGTGGAACCGGGAGTGGGTCATACCAAGCCTATGAAAATGTGCAAATCGCTGCTGATACAACGGTAAATTTCCAACGTTGGGTAACATACAACGGAGGGCAGTTTATTGATGATAGCACCACACCATCTGTATTTATTATGCCTCCTAATGATTGCAGTATTGAAGCAATATACACAACGGTTCCGACAAAAACAAGAATTGACACGGTTATGCGTAAATACATTGGTGCGCAAGAATGGGATGAAACAATAGGAATGTTTCAGCGCTGGTATTACGGTAGTTATGTTAAAGATGCATGGTGCTGTACTTGCTTAACCTATTGCGCCTACGAAGCTGGTGTATCAGACCAAGTACCACCTAACGCTGCGGTCCAAAAATTGTATGATGATATGACAGCAATGGGGTCAACATGGAAGGCAGAAGTTGGCGGGCAGTTACCAGAACCAGGAGACGTATTATTTTTTATAACAAAACAAAGTACCACTGTATTACACCATTGTGGTGTTGTATCTGCTGTAAATGGTAATACCATAACATATATCAGCGGAAACACTGGTAAACCTGGAGGCGGAACAGACGGGGTTTTTGAAAAAACCACGGTTATAGGTCAAGGCGGGGATTACTATGTGAGAGATTTTGGTAAGGTAAATTACACATAAGGATAGGGGTGAGATAATGGGAAAGACGAGATTTAATCTTAATGGTCTGGACATTTGTGAGAAGAATCCACAATGGTTTAACAATGCAACCTTTTTTGACTATTATTACAGGTTGAAAGAATTAGCTATCAACCAGTTTGAATGGATAAACTTACCCCCAACCTGCGACGCAAGATTTTTAGAGCTTATTCTTTTTGAATTTGGATATGCACTATTTTTCCAGGACCATTTAAACAAGGGATTTTTTACACTACAATGCACATTAGAAGGCCCGCTTAACATGTATCGGGTACCGATAAGAAGAAGGGCCTACGACATTACAGGTTTTAATCAGCAGTGTGACGACCAGGACAGTGTAATAATCTGGAATAACTATCTCAGACAGCCTACCGCGTTGTCAATACAACTTTTTGCGGAGAGATTAACAAATATCCAACGCGCTATTGACGTAAACATAAATGGACAAAAAACACCGTTACTGTTATACGGTACAGAAGCGCAACAGAAAACGTTAAGGGCGGTCTACGATAAGTATGACGGAAATTATCCTGTTATATTTGGAGATAAGCATTTGCAGGAAAATGCCATTAGCTGTATCAAGACAGACGTACCAGAACGGTATCCGCAGCTTATGATTGCCAAGAATATGATTTGGAATGAAGCACTGACATTTTTAGGTATTGATAATGCTAACATTGACAAAAAAGAAAGACTGATTACTGATGAGGTTGAAAGCAACGAAGAGTTATTAAGGGCGCAGCGTTTTACAATGCTTAATGCTAGAAAGGACGCGTGTAAATGGATTAACGAACTTTTTGCTAATGAGCTGGAAGCCGAGGTAGACGTTAGATACCGACAATATGGAGGAGGTGAAAACCCATGGCAAAATACACAACAGAGCTCAGAACCATCTGCGAATCAATCACCGGAGTCCAAAAACGAGTCGGATTAACTAACACCTATGATTTAATTAATCAAGCTAGACCGTTATTGTTTGACTTTAATTACCCGCTTTATGACCCGCAGTACAAAAGTGTACTTGAAACAAAGATAATGGTGCATTACTGGTTCCGGGAAATCGGACTGGAAACTTATGGAAAATTTAAGTTTTTCCTCAACCGAAAACTGAATGAGATAATGCCTTATTATAACCAACTTTACAAAAGCGCGACAATAGAATTTAACCCAATGCACGACACCGATTTAAAAAGAGTAAACGATAGGACTAGAGACGAAAAACGAGATAAGTCAGGCACAACTAATAACAAAAGTAATAGCATAAATGACAGCACAAACGATATCGTTGTGGATAGCAACGAAACTGGAAACAGTGGTACTGGTTATAGTGACACGCCACAAGGACAGATTGATAACGTTAAAGATTTAAAATATCTTACAACGTATACAAACGTGGACAGTACCGCTACAGGAAAAAGCACAACGAAAAACAGTGGAAACACAACAACTAAATCGAGCAGCGACACAAACGTAACCGATAATGAAAAAGCAAACACAACCGAAAACTATCTGGAAACTGTTATAGGTAAAACGGGCGGGGGAAGTTTCTCGGGTTATTTGCAGGAGTACAGGGACACGTTTTTAAACATAGACATGATGATAATTGAGGAATTGTCTGAATTGTTTATGAATATCTATTAAGAAGGGGGTTTGAAATGTTAGGTGATATTGCACCCTTGACAATTAAGTGTAAATCAATTTTGCCTTTAACGTTCAGCGATTGCATGAGTTTGTATGAGCAGTTATGCAGAATTGAATACAAAATGAATGAAGTCATTGAAACAGTAAACGGTTTTGGTGATGATTTCACAATTTACGTAGACCAGCAGGTGGATGCTTTAAGAAATGAATTAAACATTAAGTTTGATTCGCTGCAAAACAAAGTTGATGCGCAACTTGCAGACAATGAGGCTAAGATGCAGGCATTAGAAATCTTTGTAAACAATGCGATTGATGAACAACAGAGTTGGGTGCTGAAAAAAATTAACGATTTAACTATCAGCATTAACAATCAGTTGCAATATTTAAGACAGTATGTCGATGCGCAAGATGATAAACTTAAATCGTACATTGATGCGGAAATCCAAAAAGTAATCGACATGATTCCAGAAATACAAAAAGTCATGGTTATTAACCCGATTACTGGTAAGTTGCAGGTGTTACAAGATGTACTTAACTACATGACGTGGGTGTTTAAGTACTACGCGTTAACCGCGCAAGAGTATGATAATCTCCATCTTACCGCATCCGAGTATGATGATTTGGGATTAAATGCTTTTGACTATGACGTGTATGGTAAAAAATTGCTTAAACTTGATGATAGGTTTTACATGCGCAGCCCTATCACCGGACAGGTGGTATTTTATAAAGATGTCATTAACTGGTTAATTACTCAGCACCAGCCTAACGCTTTAACGGCTGCGGAGTATGACGCACTGGAATTAACAGCTAGCGTATATGATGGTAAACAGGTTACAGCGTTTGATTATGATTTCAACGGTGTGGCTGCATAAAAATTTTAAGGAGGATTTAATTATGAGTTTTACAAACAAAACACCAAATTACAATTTGCCACAATGGTTAGGGACTGATAAACCGTCTTGGTTGGTAGATGTCAATGGAGCGTTTAGTTCGATTGATACGGCTATCAAAAATGCCTCGGACAGTGGAAGCAGTGCTGATGCTACAGCTAAAGCAGCACTGGAAACTGCTCAGAGTGCGCAGGAAACCGCTAACGGAGCGTTGGAGCAGGCAGATAACGCTAACACTAAAGCCGACAATGCTAATGTTACAGCAGGAAACGCACAAGCAGCTGCCGGTGAAGCGTTGGGAAAGGTTAATGCTATTGCAAATGTAAACAAATGGAAGAAATATGTCGGAACAATAACAGACGTTACAATCAATCCTGGCTTAACAAAAAGAATCGACCCAATTGACCCGGCGCCGTCTTTAGTAACTTTTTACAACGAAACATTAAAGTTAATGCAAATATCTTCTTATGTACCAGTAACAGCTACAGCAGATTCACCTAGCACCCTGACTAACGGGTACGCTATCAGCGGGTATAAGGGATATTGGGTGCCAATATTAAAATTACCTTTTAACTGCACGGGCAAATTAATCGTTCCATATTGGATGTATCGTGGAAACTATAATACTGGAGCTGAAAAAAATCCTTATGTATCCAATTCAATGAACACCGTTGTTATTGCACCTTATAACGGGTCCGCGTGGTTACACTCGTTTACTTCAAGTAACCCGGATAACTATAGTTATGCATGGGCTGAGGTAGGTGGTTTACCGGGATGGTTAAATGTAGCTTCACTTGGCACAATAACGTTAGAGGGTTGGACAGATATTAATTAAATTAATAGAGGAAGGTTAGCACCTTCCTCTTTTTATAAATCCATCATTTTGATAAGGGCTATACATTCTTGTATTGCACGCATTTTTCCGTCATATACACCTATCAAATATTCATCATCATCCAATACGTTTGCTGATAAATGTAAATATCTAGCATATTTTACCCTAAGTGAATTAATAGCGTCCTCTGCTAACTTTGTCATATCTTAATCCTCCTTTTATTTTTATGTTTAACTCTTTGTTTCTATATATTGATTATAGCACCGTTTCTGTTAAAAGTCAAGCACTTTTTCGTGATTAAGATTAAATATTTTTCACGGTTAACAAGAGCGCGGCCGATGGGGAAAATGATAATCGGCAAAAAAAATAAAGGGGCAAGATGGAATTACTTAGC